GATAGAATTTTAAATGATTTTGAAAATGGTAATACTTCTTGGGTAGAAGCTCAATCTGAACTAGATGATTATATAGATTTTATGTCAGGAATTACAGTAGGACCAAGTGGTACTAACAAAGAAGGATTGCCTGTACAAAAAACATTAGGAGAGTTTTTAGATCAAGATGATAGCATTTTAGAACTTAAGAAAGACATATATAAAAAAATTAATGATGCTAATAAAGAAGAATCAGATCTTATAGAAGCAAGTAATAAAAAAGATATTAGCGAAACTTTTAAAACTATTAATTATTCAATATCACCTTCTGATCCAAACTATACAAAAGTTTTAAAAAGTAATGTTGAAACTTATAAAGCATTACTTAATAGACACAAAGATTTAAAACAACATATTGTTAAAGAATATAATTTACGAAATGATAATATTGATCTTTGGTTTGATAGGTTTACAAGAGATTTTAATAATGCCAAATTTGGAAGTAAAGATAAAGCAAGAGCAAGACTTGATAGTTTTATGATTGCTTTAGGTTCAACTGCAAGTGATGAAGATAGAACAAGATATGATAACGCTTTAGAATTAATTGAAAAAGAAAGCTCTCAAGGTGTGTTGTCTTCATATCCAGAGTTTGAAACTACTCTTAAAAACATGAAAGAAGCTTTGAGAGAAGATAATAAGTCTGGATATACAGTAGTTAAAACTGGTTATACAAATGCTTATAATGATCTTTCAAAACGATATAGAGATAAAATTGATAAATGGGCTACAACAACTTATAAAAATGAAAAAGAAAAAGATGAAGCAAAAGAACTAATTATTGAATTTGTACAATTAGAAACAATAAAAATAGTAAAAGGTACATATATCTTTGAAAACTCTTCACTTCAAGAACTATATAATTTATCTAATCCAACAAAGAAAAATAAAGTTAACAACAAACTAAATAACATGAAAGGATTAGCTGATGGTGGACCTGTTAAAAAGGATGAACCTGTAATTGTTGGAGAAGAAGGTAAAGAAGTTTTTGTACCAAAGAGTGATGGTAAAATAATATCTAATGATGTTATTGAAAATTCAAATCAAGAAGCAATTAAAGAAACAGAACAAGAAACTATTTATGAAGTACAAAGTGGAGATACTTTAAATTCTATTGCTGATAAGTTTGAAGGAGTTAACTATTTAAATATTGCCGAATCAAATGGTTTAGATACTAAAGAAAAACAAGATAATATTAGTATTGGTCAAAAATTTAAAATACCAAAAATAACAATACAAAAATCTAAAGGAGAAATTACACCACTTATAGAAACAAAAACAAATTTATGGAAAGGATTTGATGGTGCTACTGCTTACGGAAGTGGAGAAAGAAAAGTTGAATTAGAAAAAGACAGTAAATATGTAACAAGTGTTATAGATCATGCTTATGCTGATAGTTCAAGTCCTGAGATTCAACAGGAAGCTACAAAGATATATTCTGAATTATTTTATAGCAACGAGCCAGAAGACATCAAAACAAAAAATGCAATAGTAAATATGGTCTTAACTGAAGCTACTCTAAATAGCCCAGAAGATATAGCAGGTGTTGTTCAAAGTGTATTTATGAGAGTTGCTAGATCAAGATTAAATACTATTGACAGAGATCGTTTTAAAGAAAATATTATAGAAGAACTAACTAGAAAAGAAACAAATGATAAAGGTGTATTAGTACCTATGTACCAAGGAATAGAAGATTTTACAGTTGAACAAATTACATCTAACAAACCAGTTAAGGAAACTCAAGAGATTTATAATAAAATCTTTAGTATGTTATGGGAAGATACTTCTCAAAAAGATAAGTAATGACTTTTACACCAGCAAATAATGATTTAGGTTTTGATGAAGAAAAGCCTAATTTAAACATAGATCAAAAAATTAATGAACTAGGATTTGAAGACGAAACAACTGTTGATCCAGCAGCAGAAGAACAACCACAAGTTGAATTTACTAATAATTTTGATAATAAAAAAATATTTAGTATGGATAAGAGTTGGTTGGATTGGGATACAGAATATGATTTTAGTGATTACACAAATACTTTTTTACAAGATGGTGAAGAACCATTTGATTTATATGCAGAGCCAAATGATAAGACAAGAAACATCTTTAATAAAACAATAGACTTTTCAAGTGGAGAAAATACAGTACCAAACCTTGAAGCACGTTTAAAATTTATAAGCCTTTATGATTTTATAAAAGGTAATCAATTTACTAATTTAGGTTTTAATAACAAACCACTCAGTCGCCCAAATGACAGAAAAGATTTTTTTAAATTAATAAAAAAAGAAACAGGTTTTACAGGGGAAGATTTTTTGGGAAACAAAATATCTAGAGAAGATGTAGAGAGTGAAGAGTTTCAAAATGGTCTTGCAAATGTAATGAAACATTATGAAAACAAAGGTTTTACTATCAATATGCTTGAAGCTGATGACGAGTCGCAATTAAATAAATTAGCAAAAGGTATGGGTATAGAAATAGGTGTAGGTATGACAGCAGATTATGTTTTTGCACCTTTGCTTTTAGGTAATGGTTGGGCTAAAGCTCTATATGCTCTTGGTCAATTTACAGTAGGTTATACAGCAGACATAGAATCACAAAAACAACAATTAAAAACAGAAGACAGAGTAAATTTTAAACCTGACCAAAAAAGAGCTTTTGCATCAGGTGTAACACAGATAATACCTTTTGGTAATACTATCAAAGGCTGGAAAGGTGTATTTGCGTCAGGTGCTTATGGTGGTACTATTGCCACTTCTGAAACTTTTATTAGAGATTTGCTTGGAGATGACGTTACTTTAGATGAATACTTCGCAAATGCAGGGTTAGGTATTGGATTTGGTGCTACTTTAAAAGGTTCTATAGAAGCGTTAGATGGTGTCATAAAAAAATATAAAAATTTTAGATATGACAAAATAAACAACATATTTAATTTAAAGAAAAAAGATGTACAAGTTGTAGAAGAAGCAAATGAAAATATAAATAAAGCAACTAAAGTTTTAAAAAATGATATACAAAGTAAAGGAGAAGACTACAACAATATTGGTGAAAAGTTAAAAAACGAAAGGTCTGGTACAAGTAGTCAAACAAATACAAAACCTATAGATGGTTCTGTCAGAACATATATAATGCCTAATCAATTTAAGAGAGATAAACCTAGATATGGAGATGCACCAATAGTTTTTCAATCTGATTTTGATAAGATGTCTTGGTACTTGAGGTACAAAAAAACAAAATATTCAAAAAATGCAGATAAAATTTTAGAAAGTTTTATTACTCAAGGTTTTACTGAACAAGAAATAAGACAACATGGAACTAACTTGCATGAAAAAATTAAACAAATAGTTACTGATAAAACAGGATCAGCACAAGCAGGTCGAGGTAACACAGTAGGACTAACAATAGAAGTACCTGCTGATGCTAAGTACTCTCAAGAAGTGCAGACAAGTATTACTGGCAAGAAACAAAACTTAGGAGATCTTACAAAAAATCCTCAATCAGTTAAATTTATTAAAGAATTTAAACCAAGACAACAAGAATTAGTAGAAGCAATAATTAGACAGTTAAAAGATGAAAATGTTTTTGTAGGCTCTAAGAGTCAAGTACAGACAAGACTTGAAGGTTTAGGAATGTTTGATAAAGGAGTTGTTAAATTATCTAACACAACTGCAATAAAAGAATATGCAGAGATGTATGCAAAACTCTACAACTTAGTTCCTAGTGATTCTTTAAACTTTGCAGTTTCACAAGTCATAACACTAGCAACAGAAAATGTAGCTAATAAAAATCAAATTATGATGGATTTGATTAAGACAAAAGATTCCACACAAATTAGTAAAGCTATAGATGATTTGTTTGAATCATTAACAGATGTAGAAGAATGGCTTACACTTGGTCTTCCATTAAGAACTCAGGCAGGTAGAACTGTTAAATCCTTTGGCATGAAGCCAGAACAAGGTATCGAAGGTAAGACAGTAGAAGAAATCACAGGAATGACAGCAGCAGAGAAAGCTGCTGCTACTGCCAAAGTACCTGAGTTACAAATAGATATTGATGATGCAATATCAAGAAATCAATTATTAAAAACTAGACTTACAGAAGCTTTAGAAGAAGCCACAAAAACAGGAGATTATTCAAAGTTAAATCAAGCAGCAGTTACTTTAAAAGCAGCAAGTGGAGATCCTAGAAAACTTGTTGCAATACAAAATCAAGACGCTATATCTACCTCGCTTATAAAAGGATTAGATAAAACAGCAAGGATTATAAATGAAATTGGTATTAACGCTGTTCTTTCTGGTCCTAATACACAAGCAATAAATTTATATTCTGGTGCAATGATGACGTTTATGAAAGCAATGAATAATTTTGTAGGTGCTAGTAGTGTTACCGAATTAAGAGCAGCACAACAATATATGTCTTATTTATTTTATAACTTAGATTTTGGTGTACAAGCTTGGAAAAGATCATGGGATATGGAAGACAACTTTATTAATGTTGGAAGCATAAAAGGAGATACAGGTCAACGATTTATTATATCTTCAGATTCTAGTTTCTGGCCTTTAAGAGCTTATGACGAGTTTGGAAGAGTTGTTAGATTACCTAGTAGATTAATGACAGCTAATGATGCTTTGATACAAGCACCTAATATTATTGCTGCTACTGCATTTGAAGCTTTTAATGAAGGTGTTAGTAGAAATTTAGAAGGAGAAGATTTAACAAAATATATAAAAGGAACTGTAGATGGTGTTATATCTTATTTATTAAAAGGACAAGAAGGACAGCTAGGAAGAATAGAAGATGGAGTCCTTCAACCAACTGACGCAGTAATACAAAGAATACTTACAAGAGCAAAAGAAGTTGGCAAGACTATTACCTTTACTCAAGATATAAGAACAGATGGTTATTTTGGTAAGGGTGCAAAGTTTATAAATGATGCAGCTATAAATAATCCTTTAGTTAGATTTTATTTTAAATTTACAAGAACTCCAACTAATATGATGTTTGAAACTGCAAGGTATTTACCAATAGTAAATATGCCAATACAAGTCACATTGAAAAATGGACAGAAGGTCAACATAAATGTAGTAAACCAAGCACTTCTGCCTGAAATGGTTGCTGACTTAAATAGTCCAGATCCTTATGTTCGTCAACAGGCAAATGGTCAAATAAGAATGGGTGCGATACTTGGTACTTTAATGTTATTTATGACTAATAAACAATTTGAAGATGTAGATGATGAATACAAGCCAAAATTTTTAACAGGTGGTGGTCCTAATTTTTATACCAAAGAAGGTGCTGCACAATGGATTTCTATGTACAAAAATGGTTGGCGACCTTATAGTGTCGCTGTTTTGCAGTATGACGAGAATGGCGATCCTTTGCTAAGAAATGGCAAGCCTGTATATATTTATAAGAGTCTTGAATTTATACCTGACCCACTAGCTTCTTTAATTAGAACTTGGCTAGATTTTGCAGAAATGCAACCTTGGTTGCCTGATGAAGGAGAAGGAGTAGCAGAATATGTAGGCACTTGGGCTGCTTTTGTTGGTCGTAATATGTTTGGTAAAACATATACAAGTCAAATATCTGAGTTGTTAAAGTTAATACAAATTGGTGGAGGAATTAGCGAACAAGGTATAGATGAAGGTTTAAAATATCAAGACAAAAAATTACTTGATTATATTGGCAGGCAGGTTTCTTCTAACTTTTTCTATTCAAGTTTATTTAAACGACTTGCAAGAGTACCTGCTGCTATAAAAGAAACAATGGGATTTTCTGAAGAAGATGCTAAAGCGTTGTTTGAATCAACAGACGATCCTACACAATTAAGAAAATTTATAAAACGTGATTCAAAAACATACTCAGGAGATGGTGCTAATGAAAGTTTGCCATATAGTGAAGAAGATTTTAATGCAGCAAATTTTGTAATTCAAGGTCTTGAAAATACATTAGATAAAATGTTTAAAGAAATCGTACCTTTAAATGTAGGAGGTAAGCTACCTTCACAAGTAGAACATATAACTAATAATGTAATAACTTATCCACGCAAAGAAGGAGGTCTTTTTCAATTTATTTACAATAGACCTATAGGGGAAAGTCAAAACTTTTTAGTTCTTGATGTTCAAGCTGAGATAGGTAAAATGTTACCTCCACCACCAGATATTATAAGAGGATCAGTTTTACCTAATTTAAAATCAGCAGATTTTATACCAAAAAAATTAGATAGAAATGAATACAATATTTTGAAGAAAAGAATCAACCTTATAGAACTAAAATACAAAGGTAAAAATATGAATATAAAAGAAGCTATTAATGCAGAAATAAATGATCCTTATGTACAAACACGAAGAAGTATTATTACAAATTATGGATTACAAAGCGAAGAAGGACAAAGAGCAGCAGAAGAAATATTCCAAGAATTATCTAAGGTAAATACCAAATATATAAAAGCAGGTATGATAGAGTATATGCAAACTGAAATGACAGAAGAAGACAGAAACAATAGAATAAGTGCAGTTGAAGAAAAGAATCAAAACTTTAATAATGTATTGCTTAAAGAGTTTGATAAACTTAATTTAGGTACATTTAATAATAGTTCCTTCTAATCATGGCTACTAACACCACAGCTACAGCAACGACACATACTGGTAATGGTAGTACTACTAACTTCGCAATATCTTTTACGTTCTTAGCTAATGCAGAAATAGATGTAACAGTAGCAGGTGTCTTAAAAACATTAGATATTCATTATACAATTAGCGGTTCAACGATTACCTTTACTTCTGGTAACATCCCTGCCAATGGTGCTGCTATAAAGTTTCAAAGAGATACAAATATATCTGCAAAGAAAGTAGATTTTCAAGATGG